TCAGAGGCAGAGATACTTGCCGAGACAACTGGCGCAATTGGTTTGGAGCTAAATACTAATGGTGGATAGAGCGCAGGGCAGAAAGAAGAGCGAGTTTGTCCAACAGAGCACGGTCCTGGCTAATAGCTACCTGGACTATGTTGTTAATGGTACGAACTACAAGATTGCCTATAACGACTTTGTAACGGGCCTGGGTGTTACCGGGACGATCGTACAGGAGGGTGCTGTCACAGGCACGGCCATCCTGGATGTTGACGGCACTATCAATCAGATCCGTAACCTTGAAAGCGGTTCAGGCATAGTTACTTCGGTATCTGCCGAGAACGGGGCCAAGATTAGCCACAACTTCACGGCTAATACTGACGGGCTCCCTATCCTATTGAACACAACCGCAGCGTCTCCCACAATTGCTAGTATTGTTGCAGGTAGCGGTATTAGTGTAGCTGCGGTAAATACTGGCGGGATTCAGATAACGTCTATTGCTGATCAAATAAACGCGCAAGTGTCTATGCACGGTAATTCAACTGCCACGACAATCTCTACTCAAAATGTACCTGTAAAAGCCGCAGGGACATTTGTAGCCGGAACTTTTTCTAGTTTTACAGTAGATACGACAGGCAAGCTGACTTACACAGGATCCACGACGACTACAGTTCTTTTGGCGGCTTCTGTGACTCTGGATGTTGTCGGGACAAATCAAAATCTGACAGTGCATTTAGCAAAAAATGGCACTGTTATCTCTGCCGCTAAAATCTCCAGATTAGTGTCCGCATCTAATACGGCTAACCTGGGAGTTTTTTACAACGTCTCCGTGGCTACGTCTGATTATCTTGAAGTTTTTGTTTCCAACGGCACGGGCACAAATAATATAACCGTAACGGATTGTCTCTTCGGAGTATCTTAGATGCCAGTAACCCAGCTACCTATAGCGAACGGCTTCTATGTAAGTGACTCTCTGCCGATCTCAGCGCAGGAGTGCACCAACTGGTATCCAAACATCGCCCAGGGGCAAGCACTGAGCCAGGAGACGTTATTCGGCACTCCAGGGCTTACGCAACTTGCAACATCTGGAACCCTGGACAACGAGAACCGGGGCGGTCACGAGATGGCCGGCAAACCTTACTTCGTTAACGGAACCAGGTTATATAGACTTGATCAGGCAATAGTATTCGACCAGGTAAGTTATTCTCTAGTATTTTTAGGGGAGATATCTGGGACCGGCAGGGTATCAATGGCCGATAACGGGACCCAGCTCATGATCCTGGTCCCTGGTGGTGATGGGTTTATCTACAACCATATAACAGACACTTTTTCTCAAATCACAGACACGGACTTTACAGCTAATGGAGCTCCTCAATTCGTCGTATTTATTGATGGCTATTTTCTGGTTACCACAGATTCCAAGAAGTTCATTGTTTCCGCAATCAACAACGGACTCTCGTACAACGCTTTAGACTTTGGCACGGCTGAATCTGACCCGGACGACATTGTGGCCCCGGTGGTCTACAAGAACCAGCTATTCATCTCAGGTGGTCAAACCTTTGAGGCTTTTCAAAATATAGGTGGAGCTGACTTCCCTTTCCAACGTACAGGTCTATTCCTTCAGAAAGGATGCTTTGCGCCTTACTCACTGGTTAACGCTCAAGACACGTTCATGTGGGTTGGTGGTGGAGCAAATGAAGGTCCAGCTATTTGGGCGTTGAACGGCAACAGCACGGCTAAAATATCAACCACCGCAATAGACTCGATTCTTTCAAAGCTCACCGACAGTCAACTATTTAATATCTTCTCATGGGCATACGCTAACAAGGGAGCATACTTTATAGGCTTCTCCTTGCCCTCTACGACGCTTGTATACGATACGACATCTCAGAGGTGGCACGAAAGGAAATCGCTCATAGACGGCTCACAGGCGGTATTCAGGGCATCCTCGGTAGTCAAGGCATACAATATAATACTATGCGGCGACCTGGTAGACGGAAGGATTGGTGAGCTTGATTCTGACGTGTACACAGAGTACGAAAACACAATCATAAGACGAGTGGCCACCCAGCCCTTTCAGAACAACATGCAGTCTGTTTTCTTCCCTACACTAGAGCTCACGGTAGAGTCTGGAGTAGGTAATGCTGATGCTCCTGACCCTCAGATCACGCTAGAGAGAAGCAAGGACGGCAAGACCTGGAGCGGACCCATAGCTCGAAGCATAGGCAAAATAGGTGAGTATGCTCGTCGGGCTATCTGGCGCAGGAACGGTA